TTGCCACTGAAATCCTGCCAGCGCTTGACGATTACATCCACGTATTTGGGATCGAGCTCAATGAGTCGGGCACGACGTCCAGACTTTTCGCAGGCGATCAGGGTGGTGCCGGAACCACCGAAGGGGTCCAGTACGATATCTCGGGTTTTGCTGCTGTTGCGCACCGCACGTTCCATCAACTCGACCGGCTTCATGGTCGGATGCAAATCGTTCTTGTGGGGCTTTTTGATCTGCCACACATCACCTTGGTCGCGGGCACCGCACCAATAGTGCTGCGCGCCATCCTTCCACCCGTAGAGGATGGGCTCGTACTGACGCTGGTAATCGGCGCGCCCCATGGTGAAGGTATTTTTGGCCCAGATCACAAAGGTCGACCACTTGCCACCGGCTGCGCGAAACGCAGCCTGCAAAGTATCGAGTTCGGAGGAACTCATGGCGATATAGACCGCGCCCTTGGTGACGTCCAAGATGTTCTGACAAGCCGATTGCAAAAAGGCCCCAAAATCAGCGCCCATGTTGTCGTTGAGGATGGGGCGATTCGTTCCACGCATCTTGTCTTTGGCCGTATTGGCATAGTTGACGTTGTAAGGGGGGTCGGTGACAGTCATGTCCGCCAACTCGTCACCCAACAGCACTTTGTAATCTTCCGCCTTGGTGGCATCGCCACACATCAGCTTGTGTTCGCCCAGTACCCAGATGTCTCCCGGTTTTGAGATGGCTGTCTCGGCAATTTCAGGCACCTGATCTTCGTCGGTCAGGCCATCGTTGCTGGGGTCACCCGCAATCAGCTTGTCCCACTCGTCGGCACTGAAACCGGTCAGGCCCAGATCAAAGCCAGCCTCCTGCAATTCGGCCAGCTCCAGACCCAGCAGGTCATCATCCCATGATCCGTTTTCGCCGATCTTGTTGTCAGCCAGGATCAGCGCCTTGCGCTGGATTTCGGTCAGATGCTCCATCGGCACCACGGGCACCTGGGCCATGCCGAGCTTGCGGGCAGCAAGCAACCGGCCGTGACCGGCGATGACGTTGTTCTGTCCGTCCACCAGAATCGGTGCGCCCCAGCCAAACTCAGTGATGCTGGCCGCGATCTGTGCCACATGGGCGTCCGAGTGCTGCTTGGCATTGCGTGCGTATGGAATCAACAGCTCGACCGGCCGGTATTGAATTTGAAGAGGTGGCATCAAGGGGTCCAGGAATGCAAAACCCGCCGAGAGCGTTGTGCTCAGAGCGGGTTTGGTTGTCAGCCAGTCGTGCTGTGATGCCACTTGGCACTGCTCACACGACTGTCCAGAAGATAGCCGAAATAGTACGCTAAATCGCCCTTCGTGTTGCACGCCAAAAAAGCCCTCAACCACTCATGTTTCCCCATGCTTTCGCATCGGTAGTTGAACATTGGTAATTTCATGCAATTTCACTCAACCTATTTCTGATTAAGTTGCACAATCACCTCGGACAGCGCCTTCTGCCAGCGCCGCCAAGCGGTTGTGCGGTCACAGGCAAATCGTCTGCCGATCTGTTGCCACTCATAGCGGTTGGCACGCATCCACACCAGATGTCGTTGCTCGACCTCCAGCCACTGTACCCAGGCCATGGTCTCCAACATCAGGTCTACATCCTTCGGGCTGGGCGGCATGGGACGGTAGAGCCGATCCGGGTCCGGATAGCGGTCGGGGATCTGAAACGCAAACATCGACCAGGCGCTGAAGTAGCCTTGCACGCGTACCGGTGGCAGTCGGTGCGCTGTGTAGGCAGCATCACTGAATCGATCCGCAACACCGTCAATCGTCCATTCAGTCATGGCGTGCTCCTCTGCCTGTTGTGCTGTACAGGCGTTCGCCGAGTCGTCGCACAAATTCACGTTCGATGAAATCCAGACGCTCATCGTTTTCGGCGACGACGAGAATGCGTTGCTCTTGCCAGCCGCTTTGTTTGACGGCTTCGAGATCGGTGGCCTGCGGTTGTAGACGCCCTAATGGGCATCGATATTGCGGTGCATTGATTTTCATGATGGGGTCTCCTGCGTCTCGATCGCCCAATGCAGCAAGGCCAGGGCATCGGCCTCGTTGTCATCGGCCACTGGATGGCCTTTGGCACGCATGGCAGCAATCACCTCATCCTTGCTGGCATTGCCTTTGCCGGTAGCGAACTTCTTGATCGTGCCGACTGGCACGCCTTGGTACGGAATCTGGTGGTGCTCGCACCAGGCAGTGAGGTGTGCCATGAAGCCTCCGTAGGCGTGTGCCGCGTCCACGCCCAGATGGCGTCGGACTTCCTCGAAGTACACCGCATCAATGCCATCAGTCGTTTGCTTGATGTCGGTCAGCCAGTGCTTGAACCTCAGGTAGCGCATGCCGCCGCCCTCAAAGCGGTCAGGCTTGAATGATGCCGAGCCGCTGGTGATCGAGCCATCCCGTCCGATCAATGCCCATCCAGTCTGGGTACCGAGGTCCAGTGCCAGTAGACAGCTCGTGTGCTCCGGTTTGGATGGTGATGGGTATCCGGCAGACAACCCACTACGCACGGAGGAGGGAACCTTTGTTCCCTCTCCTACGTAGTAGGAGGGAGAGTTTTCTCCAACTGAAATTTCTTCGCAAAGCCTGTATCCATGCGGTTTCCCGTCAGTTGGCAAGTTGGCAAACTCAATTTCTGTTGCCAACTGCCAACTGGACGCAAACCCGCATGGTTGCTGGGTTTTCAGTTGGCAAGGTTCTGCCAACTGAATCCAGTTGGCAAAATCCGGGTTCCAGTTGGCAACTGTTTTGCCAACTGGATTATTGATGGGCTGATACGTGTTCATGCGGGTTCCTCCGTGTCTTGATAAACCCATATCTCGGGGTTTTCGACCGGCATCGCGGCACCCGATTGGGGACATTTGTAGTGAGTGGGCAACACCGCGAGATCACTGACCGGCAGCTCACCGGTGTCCGCATTGGGCTCGCCCAACACAGCGTGCAGGACCATGCCCTCGACGCACAGATAGCCAAATTTCGAGCGACTGATCGATGGCAGGCCATACTCCGCACCATTGCGAAAGAACTTGATGTAGCCCTGCGTGGACAGCGCGGAAATGCGTTCGCGGATAGTGCGTTCGCCACCGAGACCCGCCTTGCCTTCGAAGGATTCGGCCAGCTGGTTGGCGGTGTAGCAGCGTCCCTGCGCAGCCTCTTCAAAAAGGATCTGCAGGATGGCGTCGCGTTTGCGTCGCCGTTCGGCATCCAGTCGCTCGCTGTAGTCCTGCATGACCAACCGTTCGTTGGCATTAACTTCGTGCCATTCACCTTTGATTTTGTCGACGTGCTTTTGCGGAATCGCCGCACCGTTGCGTAATTCAAAGATAAGTTGGCGTGTCGACCGGGTCTCGTCTGGACGGAACAGCAGCATGCCGGTCGAGTAATAGCCACGCAGGCTGCTGGCCCCAGCCAGTGCCTGAAATGGATCTTCTTCAAACTGCTTCTTGCCGAGTTTTTTAGTGTGGTGGGCGAGGATGATCCCGGCTTCAGGGTTTATGGCCTCTCGAATCCGTTCTACCCGCTGCGATAGAAAAAACAACATTGCGCCGTTGTCGTTCTCGCCACCGCCGTCACCGCCGTCGAACACATTGCGAATTGGATCGATGGCGATGATGTCGGGTGTTTTTTCACCAAACGCGTTCGCGATCGCCGGAATAACCTGGGCGAGTCCGGCATCGTCAAGAATCAAGCGCAACTGCGGCGTGGCAATGAAATTAGCGCGCGCCTCCAGCAGACAATGCGCAGGGAGCCGGATATCCTTTACGCGTTCGCGCAAGTAGTGGTACTGCACCTCGGCTTGGAGATAGAACACCCTCAGCGGACGGGGTGGTCGCATGCCAAGGAAAGTGACACCAGCGGCCATGTGCGTCAGCCATGAAAGCAGGAAATCGCTCTTGCCAACTTTCGGGGCACCACCAAAAACAAGCATGCCGCCCGGGGTGAGTACGCGTGGCTCGACAATATCGGGCGGCAAGGGCGAGTCGTCGTCCAGCAGTTCACCGAGCGTGAAGGTTGGCAACAGCGCTTGCGGAGCTTTCACGACCCTGCGTTCACCCTGGGCAATCAGTGCTGCGCAGTCAAATCCTTCAGCGACAGCATCGGCGCCGTCCCACCTCTCGGGCTTGTCGCTTGGAGGCACCAGGATCGCTACGGCGGCGCAACCCGCCACCACGCAGGCACGTGCTGCCGCCTCGGCGTAATCCCAGCCCGGCGCATCCCGATCTGGCCAGATCAAAACAGACTTGCCAGCCAGTGGCCTCCAGTCCGTCTTCTCAACCGGTGCTTTCGCCCCATTCATGGCCGTGGTCGCAGTGAACCCAGCTTTGATCAGTGCCTCTGCGCACTTCTCGCCCTCGACCAGCACGATCTGCCGGGCTTGTACCAAGGCTGGCAGGTTGTACAGCGGACGCGGGTCTGGGGCACGCCACATGCGGGCGCGCACATCCCAGGGCCTGTACTCCTTGCCGCTTGGCGGCTCGTATCGGTACACGCAGGCGATCAATTCACCGTCAGCGCTGACGTAATCCCACTTGGCGGTGTAGGGACCGAGCTCATCCATCGGCACAGTGCGCACCTCACGACGCTGCGATGGTGCGACTGGTGGCGCATAGCACAGCCACTGCCGAATCTCGTCAGCGATGATCGGAAAATCGTGACGCGTGGAAAGTCCTCTTGAGCGTGCCCAGGCAGCGATCAAGTCGCCACCCTCGTCATCTGCAAAGTCTTTCCATAAGCCGCGCCGTGGGCCATCGAGTTCGACGACCAGACTCTTGCCGGGCGAGCCATCCACATCGCCAACATAGAATTTGTTGCCCCTGATCTTTCCGCTGGGAAATAAATACAAAAGCACAGACTCCAAGCGATCCAAGAGACCCGAGCGCAACGCTTCGGTATCGCTGGCCAATTCACCGCGCGGCTCTAAGGCGTTGTTGAAATCAAACCAATCATGCTCGCCAACTGTCATGAGGCTTCCCAACATCTGTCTTGCCAGGCGCAGAATTTGCACTCCATGTGGGTGGGCGTTGTTGCAAAGCGCGGCAGAACCTCGCTGGCGCTGGTTGCGGTGATCACGCGCACGGCACGGTCCGACATGCGCTGCGCCAATCCCCCGTCAAACGGCAATAGTTCGAACCATATTTCCTGGGTGTCTTTGTTGATGGCAGTGAAAAGCGCTGGGTTGTCAGCGATGCCGGGAATGCTGGCCTCCATGTACGCCTGATAGACCGCAACCTGCGCGGCATAAACGGGTTTGGACTTGGTAACTCCATGCTTGACGGTGTCGCGCCAGGACTTGTCATTCATGGTCTTAAACTCCCAGATGGCGGGATAGCGCAAACCCAAATCAGCAGGCCCGGCGTTCAAGATGCCGTCGATGTGGCCGCGTATTCGGCCTCCCGCCACCGAGAAACCAAACTGACCACCTTGGGCCTTGCGTGTATACAAATCAAATCCAGCCAAACTCAGCCAGCGGATGGCCAAGTCCTCCAAGGTGTGACCGACCTCAAAGATGCGCAATAAGCGGCCTGAGAAATCACGCCCAACGTCGACCGGCGTGTGCGTGTACTCGTACTGCAAAGCGCGCTCACAAGCGACCCCTAGGCGCGAGGCACCGAGATAGTCACGCGCTGTCTGAACCGCTCGTTCGCGGATCAGTGCCACATCGATCAGACTTGTGATCTGATCTTGAATTTTGGGACGAGCGTTGAAATCCAGCATCAGAATGGCGCTCCCATGGAGGAGGACTGGTTTTTACGGGTCAGTCGCTCTTCCAAAAACGCACGATCCCGGGCGGCCATGCGTTCGTGCTCGGCCGTCATGTGTTGCTGATAGGCCGTGACCACGACATCAATCAGGGTCATCACCTCCTCGCGGCTGTAATTCGCCAGCGGACGATCCATGCCGATGGCGCCCACAAACTCGCCCAAAGGCGACAAACAACACCCCATGGCAGTCATTTCCATTTCACTCGGATCTATCATTTGTCCCTCCGTTTTATTCATGAGCGTTGAAAACGCGTTTTGGCAGCGCATTGAGCAAAACACCCACTTGTCGCAATAGCGCGTGGGGTCGCTGCGTTTGAGGTTGGCGTTGAACCAGCCGAAGCCCTTGGCTTGGCGTGAGCACACAACGCATTTCACGCAAGCTCCAAGGCACTGGAGGCATGTGCGGCGTTGGCCGCTGTCACCAGACGCGCAATGGCGTTCTTGTTGAATTGGAACGACAGCAGTGCCGAAGCCTGATAGCGGGTCATGCCGAAATCGGCACGCATCGGCTCTGGCAGATAGCCCAGTTGCTTGGACGTCGGTGGCTCGTTGAGCCAGCGCCTAGTTTTGTGTGCAGAATCTGCCGACTCGTTGTCATTGAGCCAGTCGTCTGCCTTGGCCATACAAACCGTGCGCTCGCCGACGGCCAGTAATTTGGGACGCTGCGACTTGGCACCGCCAATGGCATGCCAGCGACCGTTCAGAAAAAACACGCCACCCCAGGCGCTAAAACCCGTAGCCATCAACGCATCGTCACAGCCGAACAGATCGCACCAGCGGAAATTCGAGCGCTTCAAGAGATCGATTTCGCTCATGATGAAGTCCGACAATTCACCCACCTCATCATGGCTGCGTTCCCAGACATAGCCGCAAAGCGGGCACTCCATGCAGGCCAGCGGCACGATGGCATCACACTCCGGACAATCCTTGCTAGGGGCGTCGCCATCGTGGGGGTGACCATCCAGATTGACGTCTTGCTCGAGTGCCCCATGCATCAGGCTGGCTGTGCCGAAGTCCAGCACGATGCAATCGGTTTTGATGACACCGGGGAACTCGTCGGGGTCCACCGTGCGCAGACCACGCCCGACCATCTGAATGAAAGTGGACTTGTAGGAACTCGGACGCAGCAACACCACGCAAGCGGTGGGCGTGTAGTCGTAGCCCTCGGTGAGCACCGCCACATTGACGACCACTTGGGCGCGGCCGCACTCGTATTCCTTCAGGCGCGCCTTACGCTCGGCATCTGACAGTTCGCCATGAATCAATACGGCTTGAACGCCGGATGCGGCAAAGGCATCACAAACGCTTTGCGCATGGGCCACTGTTGAGCAAAAGATGATGGTTTTGCGGTCAGCCGCTTTCTGCTTCCAGTGTGCGATCACCGCTTCGGTGATCAGCGATTTATTGAGAATCGACGCAACCTGCTCCATGTCGAAATCGATCGCAGTGCGCCGCACGTTTTGCAGCGCTTCTTGCGCACCCACATCAATCACAAATGTGCGTGGTGACACCAGGTGGCCGGATGCAATCATCTCGCCCAGACTAATTTGATCCGCTACGTTGGTGAAAACCTCACGCAGTCCTTGGCCATCGCCTCGATTCGGGGTGGCGGTCAGGCCGCAGATGGCCGCCTTGGGGTTCCTGGCCAACACCTGGTCGATGACCACCCGGTAGCTGGGTGACGAGGCGTGGTGCGCTTCATCAATGACCAACAAATCGAGCGTGGGGATCTGTTTCAAATGCCACGGGCGGGACAGGGTCTGCACCATGGCAAAAGTAGCGTTCCCTTCCCACGATTTTTCATTGGCATCGAACACCGAAGTGGTGAGACCAGGATTGACACGAGAGAATTTGCCTCGGTTTTGGTCCGTCAGTTCGGTGCGGTGGGCGAGAATGCAAACCTTGGCATCGGGTTCAGACAACAGGCTGCCGGCCACCGCCGACAACATGATGGTTTTTCCAGATCCGGTCGGCCCGATCGCCAGCGTATTGCCATGCTGGGCAAGCGCATCCAGGGTTCGTTTGACCAGCAGGGATTGGCGGGGACGGAGCATCATGATGTCGGTCCTCGCTTACTGCGCCCAGCTGGGGCGACCAGGTACAGGAGCGCGACCCGTCGCCTGTGCATAGGCATTAGGTGCGCTGGATGCATTGGTCACCGGTGTTGCCGGTGCAGTTGTCGCACCACTTGGCGCGCCCATGGCCGCCGCATAGTCTTTGTGGTCAGGTGTAATCGCCGACTTGATGACGCTTTTGTCCTGGCCGTTCTGGTCCTTGTCCCAGTCCACCTTGCCCAGAAACTCGATACCATCCAGATCAGCGAAACCGCTGATGCGCCGTGCGTTCTGTGCGGCTGGACTGCTATCGCCCGGATGGACATTGCGTGCCGAGTTCAGAATGGCTTTCACCATGGTGCGGCCCATGTTGGCCCACTCAGGTCCCTTGGGACTGTGTAGGCCAATCAGCGACCACATCTTGCGGCGTGC